TCCAACACGATAAACGCCTACACCGGCAAAACCTGGACTACCAAACCGGCCACCTTCGATCTTCAGGGTTTTTCCAGTCTCGATCAAACCGAAGTGGACAATCTGCTGGTCGATCTGGACGAGGATTTGGTTTGGGCTAAGGGAAACGCTATCACTATCACCGGCAACTGTGAGGCACCTGGGGCGGCCGGATTGGCGGCGATTGCCAGCATTAAGAGTGAGGGCGCGACCGTGACGGTCAACGAATAAGGAGGAGCCATATGCCATACAGATTGATACACGACGGGGCCGGGACGGTGATCGGGTTTTTTGAAGCGGGTGAGCGGACCAGAACATACACCAAGTTCACGCTTATTGAAAAGCCAACCGAAGCCGAGTGTGTGGCAGAGTTGGAAAAACTCGGTGCCAAAGAAATATATATCGATTCGGTGAAACGTCGAATTATTGCAGAAGCACCAACGCGGACAAAAGACCAGACCGCAACCAAACTGCCGCCGGAAAAGTTGGAAGTTTTGTCGGACGGGTCGGTGAAAGTTGCCTACGAGATTAAACCGGTTGCGGTGGAAAAAGAGCCGGTTGAATTGACCAAGGCGTAGGTCCGTAAAGCCAGGGGAAGCGAACCAATGAAACGACACGGTTTCCTAATCATCGGAATGGCCTGTTTGTTCGGCTTCATTCTCACGCTTGGGGCAATTGCCCACGCCGAAACAACCGCCTACGTCACGATCCACGGTCCCGGCGCCGGGTACGACCTCGGGGCCGGCCTGCGCGTCGAGCACACCACGGCCCGCTGGAACCATCTCGCCCTGCACGGGATGGCCCGGGCCGCCTGGCAGGAGAAATACGGCGCCGACCAGGGCTATACCGCCGGGGCCATCGCCCAGGCGCGGGCCTACGTCTACCGGGACGCCTACGTGGCCGCCGGTTATGGCGTGAGCCGCTACCGCTCGGAGTTCGAGGACGGCGCGGTCTGGGCCAAGCAGGCATGGCAACCACACGCCCAAGCGGGATGGGACGGGGCGCTGCTGGACATTTGGGGAGCCTACTATTTCGAGGAGGCCGACACGCCTAACCAGGTCGAGGCAGTCAAGCTCGGCGGTGCCATGCCCCTGTGGGGCCGGGTCCGCCTGATGGTCGAGTTGACCCGGCTGGAGTTCTGGCAATCGGGGGTGCGCGAGCACGATCTGCTGACCACGGTCGGCATTGGATGGGGATTCTGATGAGCGCGTTGATACTCCAGACAGCACCAACAATTGAGCCGGTAAGCCTGGCCGAAGCGAAGATGCACCTTCGGCTGGACACCGAGACGTTCGATGACAATCTGAGCGTCACGCAATCGCTGGCCTTCGGCTCACACGCCATCGCGGACAACTACACCACCCACGCGGGCGCGGCGGTGGAAGTCTTCGGGCAGCAGGCGGTGGTGGTGCTTTCCGCAGGCACCTGCGGGGCCGGGGGCACGGTTGACACCAAGATCCAGGAGTCCGACGACGGCGCCACCTGGACCGACGCCGCGTCCGGGGCCTTTGCTCAAATCACCACCGCCAACGACAACGCCGACCACAAGCTGGCCTATGGCGGCACGAAGCGATACATCCGCACCGCTTCGAAGGTCTTGGTCGCCGCCTGCGAGTTCGGCACGTCGATCATCGCCAACGCGGCAACGCTGACCGACGAAGACCTGTTGACCGCGCTGATTACCGCATCCCGGCAGCACGTCGAGGACATCACCCGAAGGGCGCTGCTCACGCAGACCTGGGATTACAGCATTGACGCATGTCCCCCGGGTGACGCGATCAAGCTGCCCTTCGGGAACCTTCAAAGCGTTACGTCGGTCAAGTGGAAAGACGCCGACGGCACAGAGACGACGCTCACCGAGGGCACCGACTACTTGGTGGAAACCAACGGCCCCGCCTGCGGGCGCATTGTGCTGCCCTACGGCGAGACCTGGCCGAGCGATACGCTCTACCCGTCAAACCCGATCACGATCCGCTTTGTCTGCGGCTGGGAGGCGGCCGCCGACGTGCCGGCGACCATCCGGGCCGCGGTGCTGATGGTGCTGACCGATCTTTGGGAAAACCGTGAGGCGCAGAGCCAGGCGGCGGCCTACAACGAGAACCCGGCCGTGAGCCGCTTGCTCGCATCAGCGCGGCTTTGGGATGAGCTGCCATGAGACCCGGCCGCATGGATAGGCGCGTAACCCTTCAGCGCCGCGTGATGGCCGAGAATGCCTATGGCGAGCAGGTTGAGGCCTGGATGGATCTTTGCACGGTATGGGCCGAGATGGTGCCTCTGCGTGGCGTCGAGCGATTCGCGGCGCAGCAGACGGCGGCCAGCAGCGATACGAAATGGCGCATCCGGTATCTGACCGGTCTTACCCCGGTTGACCGCCTGGTGCATGCCGGACGGGTGCATGACGTGACGGCCATGATGGAGATCGGGCGCAAGGCCGGCCTTGAGATCCACACGACGGCGGGGGCCGACTGATGGCGACGGTATCAAAATCCTTTTCCTTCAAGCTGGCGGGCATGGAACAGCTCATCAAGAATCTTGACCAGCTCCCAACTGTTTCGATGCGAAAAACCGTTGTCAGAAACGCCATCAAGAAAAGCCTTGAGCCTGTGCGCGATCTGGCAAAGGCCAACGTGCCGCGAGACGACGGCGCCCTGGCCGATTCGATCCAAGTGTCAACGAAGCTGAAGGCCAGCCAAAAGCGCGGTCGCATCCAGGACCGCACCACCGTCACCGTCTACGTCGGCGCGTCGGCGCCACACGCTCACCTGGTCGAGTTCGGCACGGCCGAGCGGTTCCCGAAAAAGGGACCTTTCGCGGCGCGGATCAGCCCGACGCAAGTTGTCATGGTTGATCACATGGGGCGCATGCCGGCCAACCCGTTCCTGCGGAATGCCTGGGATTCGATGCGCGGCCGGGTGCTCAAAATCTTTGCAGCGCAGATGGAAGTGCAACTGATGAAGGCGGCCAGACGCCTGGCGAAGCGGGCCGAGAAGGGCAAGCTGACGCCGGCCATGATCCGGGGGCTCTCGAAATGACGGCGGCCAACATCGAACAGGCCCTTGCGGCAATCCTGAAGGCCGATTCAGGCGTGGCGGCGATCACGACGCGGGTCTATCCAAACTTCATCCCGCAGGCGCCTGCATACCCGCTGATCGTCTATCAAAAGATCACAGGATACCGCGACCACGCGCTCACAGGCCCCACAGGAAAGGCGCACCCCCGGTTCCAGGTCGAGGCATGGGCAGAGACTTACAGCGCCGCCAAGGCCCTGGCAAACGCCATCCGTGAGGCTCTGGACGGCAAGGCGCTGTCGAGCGGTTCGGTTGTGATCGGCTCGTCCATCATCCAGAGCGAGCGCGATTGGTACGAGGACGCGGCCGAGGCGCACCGGATCATCATGGATTTCAACTTTTGGCACGACGAATAACAACCAAGGAGAAAGCAAAATGGCCATCGAATCACAGGGAACAAAACTTGAAATCAGCGGCAGCGCCGAGGCGCCCAAGACTGTCACCGCCATTACTCTCGGGTATCCGACAATCCTGACGTCGGCCGCTCACGGGCTTGTTGACGGCGATGTCGTGACCGCGGGCGACTTTGCCGGGGCCGACGCCGGTGACATCAACGGCAAGAGCTTCGTTGTGATGTTCGCCACCGACGACACCGTTGCCATCGATCTGGACTCCACCAGCCTGACCATCGACGACAACGCCGACGCGGCGACGCTCACTCCGCTGGCGTGGGTCGAGATTGGCGAGGTGGTCGATTTCGACGGCCCCGGCGGGTCGGCGAACATGTACGAGACCACCCACCTGCAAAGCACCGCCAAGGAGAAGATGGTGGGCTTGATGGATGAGGGGCAACTCAGCCTTTCCATCAACTGGGAGCCCACCGACGCCGGCCAGCAGGCGGCCAGGGCAGCCCGGACCAATCGCACCGAGAAGTCGTTTCGGATCACCTACAGCGACGACTCCACCGCGACGTTTTCCGGCTACGTCATGGGGATGAGTTCTTCCGGCGGTGTCGATAACAAGGTGAACGGGTCCATCAACATCGAGATCACCGACATCGTCACCTACACCTGATAGGGGAGCAGTCGCGGACCATGGCCAGGGTCTCGCAAAGAGCCTCGGCCTGGTCGGGAGTGGGATGGAGTTTAAGACGGACAGTGCGCTTCATGGTTCATATATGCATTAGTTGTGCGGAATTGTCAAGAAGAAAACAAGAGGAAAAATAGGAGGCGGCGCTTCCTCCCCCACCTGAATGAAGGGGTCTCCGCGCCGAAGAATAATGAACCCGGTTACAGGCGAAAAAGAAGTCACGATGGGCGGTCAGCGGTACGTTCTGCGCTTCACCTGGCGGGCGCTGGCCGAGATCGAAAAGAAGCATGGCGAGCATCCGGATATGTTCGACCCGGAAACGGTGGCGTCCGTGGCCGCCGCCGGGATGCGCGAGCGGCACCCGG